TTCATGGGGTACGAAGGACCCCGTCCGCAATGAGCGAACCGCTGTCGAATCTGCTGGTGCAGGTTCCGCTGGTGGGCATGTTTATTTACTTCATCCTCGAATGGTCGAAGCGGATGGAGAGGTCCCAAGCGGAGCGTGACGAGCAATGGCGGCAGTTCCTGGTCGAGGAGCGCATCCATCGCGCCGACGCCATCGGGCGGCTGGCCGAGGACATCAAGGCGCTTTCCGCGCTGGTGCATCAGTTGAGCGGGCAGGTCACGGCGCATGATATTCGCACGCAGTCCCGCACGTATTCGAGTGAGTGATGCCGTCGAAAGTTTCTGCTACTGTCAAGCCTTCTCCCCGCGCTGGCAAGGGGAAGGGCAACAAGAACGCATTGAAGCATGGCGGTTACGCCAAAGGTCTCAAGCCTGACCGTGAGACGGCGCTGACCATCGAGGAACTATTGTTGCGATTAAGTGACGTAAACGACAGGCTGTTTCTAAAGTTGCGAGAGGCGACCGACAACGACGAAATGATCAAGTTGGTCCACGCCTTTACCGCGAATAGTGTTGCCATCTTCAACGGCTATCGTACTGCGTCATTTGTTTCTGGATCACTGACTCCGATCCAGGAGGCGTACAACGAATTGAAAACTTTGGAGTTCGATGAAGACTAGCACGGCGCAATATTCCCCTCTGGCGCGCAGGCTGCGCGAGACCAACCGCGAGAATCCGAGTAATTGGGCGGCTACGTCGGGTATCACGCTGCGCCCCTATCAGGTGGAGATTGCCGAGGCCATCAAGGACTCTGTCTTGAAGCGCAAGGGCTTGACGTTTGTCGTGGTCCTGCCGCGCCAGTCGGGTAAGAATGAGTTGCAGGCGCATTTATTCGCCTGGCTCATGTATCGAGCGGGGCATTATGGCGGGCGGATCGTGACTGTTGCGCCGACCTTCAAGCCCCAAACCATCAACAGCATGGACCGCGTGCGGCTGTCTCTCGATAAATGCACGGGTACGCGCGGGTATTGGAAGGCTTCGAGCGGCTTTATCTATCGCTTCGAGCGTTCTCGCTTGTAATTCTTTAGCGCGGCCCCAGGCGCTAACGTGGTGGGCGCGACTGCTGATCTGCTTTTGAGTGTGGACGAGGCGCAGGATGTTTTGCCCTCCAAGTTCGACAAGGATTTCGACCCCATGACGGCCAGCACGAACGCGACCCGCGTTTTTTGGGGCACGGTCTGGACATCGGATACCTTGCTGGCCCGCCAGATGAAACAGGCGCGCGCGGAGCAGGAAGCCGACGGCGTGAAGCGTTTGTTTTTCTACACGGCGGAGGATGTCCGCAAGATCGTTTCTGAGTATGGGCAGCATGTGGACCGCGTGGTGCGGGAGAAGGGCCGACAGCATCCCCTGGTCAAGACGCAATACTTCTGCGAGGAGATCGACGCGCAAGCGGGCATGTTCAACGCGGCGCGGATGGCGCTCATGCAAGGCGACCAGCCCGCGCAGGCGGAGCCGACGGCGGGCCACGTGTACGCCTTCCTGTTGGATGTGGGCGGGCAGGATGAAGCCCTGCTGAATTTGGACGGCATGGGCAATCCTGGCCGCGACTATACGCGGCTTTCCATCGTGGACGTGGACCTTTCGACGCTCTCGACCCTGCAAGCGCCGACCTATCGGATCGTCAAGCGGGTGGGGTGGCAGGGCGTGAGTCATTTGCAATTGTTCGGGCAGTTGTCCGCGCTGGTGGACGTGTGGCGTCCGCAGCATATTGTCATGGATGCAACGGGAGTAGGGGAGGGGCTGTGGGCCATGATGCACAAGGCGCACCCGACCCGAGTCATTCCCGTCAAGTTCAGCCAGCAGGTCAAGAGTGAGATTGGTTGGGGATATATCGCGGCCATCGAGACGGGGCGCGTGCGCGATTGCTGCCCGACCGACGAGGTCCGCATACAGTATCAGTATTGCCAAAGCGAGATCCTGCCTGGCCCTGGCAAGACCATGCGTTGGGGCGTGAAGGACGGCACGCGCGGCCCCGATGGGCTGCTGGTCCATGATGACATCCCCGTGGCTGACTCGCTGGTGGCTATCCTCGACAAACTGCAATGGATTGCGCAGGTGCCGACCGTGATTGTGCATGGTGTGGACCGTCTGCGTGGAATGGAGAGCAATTTCTAATGGCCGATAAGCGCGTGGTCCGCCTGCGAAATCCGCAGGACCCGAATAAGCCTTTTGTCCGCGTGGTAAATCGCGCGCGGGGTGTGCAATGGGCCTCCTGCAATTCGACGGGCGGCATGGGGAAGGGGCGGGGACGCGGCGGCGGTGGCGGTGGTGGTTCGCCGCAGTCCGTCCGCGAGGTGCATTTGGTGTTTCGCGATTACGTCCCGCCCTCTGCTCAGACGCAGATCAGGAACAACATCGCGCAGTTGAGACAGGCCGCCAATGCCATGATCGCAGGTGGCGGCGGGCTGACTGTCGCATCCATGCTCGCCATTGCGGCTGGCTTTGTGCCTGGTGTGTTTGGGGTGGGCGCGGGCCTGGTCTTTTTGTTCGGCGGCGTGGTCACCATGACTTTTGCCGAGTTCGCGGAGTTCGCGTCTTACGAGACCGTTGTGTACGTCCGCTTTACCACGCCCTGCGGTTCGGGCGATTTTGAAGGAGATTGATGGCTAAACAATCCAATGCTCTTTTTCGTCAACTGGCGCGCGTGCTGGCGCGCTCTGCGCTGGGCCGCGAAGTGGCGGCGCAATTGTCCGCGCCTTCTGAAACGGACTCTACGTTCTTTGCTGGCGGCGCATCGTCGTACTACACCGACCGCTATACCTATGAACGGGACAAGGTCCTGGCGGAGTGCCTGCGCGCCTGGCGCGTCAATCCCATCGCTCGCAATATCGTTCGGGTCCTGTCCGCGTTTGTGGTGGGGAAGGGCATCACGCTCTCGGCCGAGCATGAGCCGACGGCGGCATTTCTGCGCGAGTGGTGGGACCATCCTCTAAACAAGATCGGTTGTCAACTGAAGGACTGGCATGACGAGGTGGTGCGCTCGGGCAATATGTTCTTTCTGTTCAGCGTGGACGAGGTGGCGGGCATGGTGTACGTCCGCGCTGTTCCAGCCGACCGCATTGGAGAGATCAACACGCGGGATAATGACGTGATGCAGGAAGTCAGTTACCAGCCCGCCGATGATCCGATGGCGGAGCCGTGGCCTGCGTATGATCCGAATGTAAGTCAGAGTCGTTTCATGGTGCACTTCGCTTTCAATCGGCCTGTGGGCGCGTCGTGGGGTGAGCCTGACCTGGCTCCGATGCTGCCCTGGATCGGTCGTCTCTCGACCATGTTGGAGGACCGCGTAAGGCTGAATCACTTCCGCTCGCTGTTCCTGTACGTGGTGCAGCTGCTGCAAGCCACGCCCGACGAAGCGAAGAAGCGCGCGGCGGAGTTGAACGCCAACCCGCCGAAGCCTGGCGAGATACTGGTGACCACGCCCGCCGAACAGTGGGGCATTTTGCCGACCAGTGTAGACGCCTTCGATGCCAATCAGGACATTCTGGCGCTCAAGAAATTCATTGCGGCGGGTGTGACCTTCCCTCTGCATTGGCTGGCGGAGCCTGAGAGCAGCACGCGCACGACGGCGGAGGCGGCGGGTACGCCGACCTTTCGCACGTTGGAGCAGTCTCAACTGGCGTTTGTCGAAATGGTTGAGGACCTGGCGCGCATCGCGTTACAGGTGCGGAGTCGGTATGACGCGAAGGTAAATCCGCTGGCCGAGATCGAGGTCAACAAGCCTGACATCACCGAGCGCGATAATGGCGCGCTGGCCCTGGCCGCGAATCGCGTTTGGCCTGTGGTGATGGATCTGTTTGACCGCAAGATGATCGATGCGAAAGAAGCCTTGTCCCTGATCTATCGCATGATCGCGGAGCCGTTCGAGCCTGTTGAAAATCTCTTGCAGGCAATTCGAGTTGATCCGCGTTCCGTAAGTCGTCCGACGCCTGGCCACGAGCCGACGCCGTGTAGAAAAACAAACGCTTCACGCCGTCGGCTTCCTGCTCCGCGCGCGCCTGTTTCATCTGGCGGGCCAGCAAGGT